AATATAGTTATGGTAAGAAAAGCATAGATACATTCCTTAATAAAATCCAAGAAACATTTGGTTCAAATATCCTACTTGGTTATGGAAATTGGAGTAGGGATACACAAATGAAACATTTTATGCCTACGATGAATAAGGGATTGAGGAAACAAATCCACAAAAGATATGATACTATTACAATCAATGAATTCAATACCAGTAAGAAATGTTGTGATTGTTATAATAAAATGAAACATTACCGAGATAACAAGAATAAGGAAGTGTATCGCCTTTTCGTGTGTTCTAATTGCGTGAGTTGCCAAAACAAACAAAACGTATTTAGAACCCGAGATGCGAATTCCGCAGTAAATATAATGAACCTAACTACTTGTTGGATAAAAAATCAAACAAGACCAGAAGAGTTTAGTCGGGCATCGTCTTTCACTTGTTTAGGAAAAGAAACAAGAAAAAGTAAGACAATCGTTGTTAAAGCCGAAGGGAAGCGGTAAGCACAACTATTGATTTTACACTTTTGAATTTTTATTTTCGTATTTTTGTGTGGATTTAAATGTTCAAAGGCGTAAACAAGAAAAAATACGGTCGATTTTAACTCATCATTTCCCGACACATCGCATCCTCACGCAATTTGACGACAATAAAATATTGATTAAAGTGCAAGTCATCGAATTGATTGCAGCGCCGTGTGAACGATGGCGAGGTAACCGACCTCACGACGAAACTCGTTGCCGAGAAATCGCGGATTGGTATTCAGTGAAATCGCCTGTCATTGATACGATTATAACGACGACGTGGAATAATCAAACAAAAGTATTTGAAATATTGGATGGATTACACCGATTCCACGCAATGAAGTTGGCGAATATGGGTCACCCTGCATTATTATATGTGCGCTTCAACGATTCCGACGGCGACAAAATCGAAGTCTTTCAAAATATTAACAAAAGTGTACCTGTTACCGAAATGTGGCTGGTTGACCCCCAAAAAGAAAAACAATTATATATTACTGCATTTATTAAAGAATTCAAAGCCCAATACGAACCGCATTTCAAACCTCGGAATCCAAAGAAACCAAATACCACTCAAAATTTATTTGAAGAATTGTGTTCAGGGTTATATGATAAACATCACGTCACATCGCAAGCGCAATTATGCAGTATTATTATGAATGCGAATCGTATGATGTCCGAAATTAATTATGACTGCAAAAAGGCGAAGCAGGTCGATAAATGTGCGAAAACGGGGTGTTATTTATTTATGTGCGCCAATTCCGAATTACTGGAAACCGTGTAATTTACGTGCACTCGTTTGTATAACATTTAGCAATATTGTATGCCATGTTATTCAAAGAAAACCCGAACAAATCGATACGGACGATTATGAAAAATATAAAGACGAAAAAACTCACTACAAAAAAGGTGGAAAAACTCGAGGTGGAAAAAACGGGTAAAACTATGCACGTGTGGTAAAATATTTCAACACATCTTTGAAATATTTATATAAATAATGAATCCGCTACAGATATAGGGAGAGTCGCGAATTTTGTGCAATTGTCGTTCGTGCTATATCCGATTAATAAATTATCGTCAATGCAAACCATACCCAATGTATATTCCACTTTTTCTTTTTCAAAAGTAAAGAATTTTGTATATTTCTTCAAATTGAAATCGAAATCCAATACGACGATTATATGATAATAATACCGACACTCCTCATAACTCACGGCATGACAAATAAACCAAATTTCGTCGTTAATTATGATGCCATTGGTAGACCCACGTACATCTTTAAAGAATTTCGGCGTTTCAATTGTATGCGTTATAACAAGTTGATTATTCACGATGTTGCCGACTTTTAAAGGCGACCAGCCATATATCATTTTGAGTTCACCGCGCGATTCAGCAAGAACCCAATTTTTCTCGGTTTTGCGTTGATTGGCGATATACATCAATGTGGAATCAGTAGCATCATTAATAATCCGACCGTGTTCAACAACCATATGCGAGTCTAATCCACGATTTGCATTAAAATATAACTGATTAAAAGAAAACAGACGGACATCCTCCAACCCCACATATCGATTATCAATCGCGGTATTATATTGCAATTCAAATTCACGTTCCAATATCCACTGTAAGTTTGACGCAACGTAAACCGAAATCACATTCTTGGTATCAATCGTATTTTGATTTATATATTTTCCCTCGTCGATTTTATAATTTACGTGTCTGGTATTTACATACAATTTATTATCGTGTAAACATAAAGACGGAGTGCTTGACGAAAACCCCGTATATGTAATGTCGCTATTTATATTTGACAAAATCGCCGACTTTGCAATATCGGGAGCATAGAATTTATAATTAGACATTACATTTTTCGCAATACTATCATCTGCGTGTTTTAAAACGTTCATCGAACATTTCGCCAAATCGCAATTATCGGGGTTATAGTAATAACCGAAAATCGACAGTTCATAATCAAGTTTATAATCGTAAATGTCCAATTCCGTGAATAAGAAATCGCGTTTTCCCAAGTTGCGCTGTCGGTCAGCCATCGCATAAAAATGATATGCCAATTGATTCTTGCCTTGTCGCCGATAATGATTTATAATTAAATGCAGATTCTCTATGCGGTCTTGGCAGAAATTATACCCTTCTAACCAATAATAGATTGCATTCGCCATATCATTCTTCTTTTCATAATTTTTGCCAATATTAAAATAACTATACCATACTTCCTCTGCCCATCCACCCGCTGCAATACGTTTATGATACCATTCCGTCGATTTATCCCAATTTCCAACATTTAAATAACTGTTTGCCAAATAAAACATATAGCGTTCGCTCGTTGGATTGTCAATCAACCCCTTTTCCAATAATTTAATATCACGTGGGTATTTGTCGTGTTTTGCGCCACCATCGCCAATATCATCAATATGAATATTATCTGAAGCCAATAGACTTTGAGACGACCCCTTCGGGAAATTCACATATTCGTGCGTAACTCCCCAGTATGTAACGCCACGATGATTCTTTACAATTCGCGTATTTTTATAATAACAACTCGACGAACCTTGAAATAACCAATATCCGTCTGCTGTTAATTCCGACCTTAAATCATATTTGGGATTTACCCACAATATCATATCTGCGTCTAACAACAACACGTAATCGGCGTCCATCGAATTACATTGTTCTAAAGAAAATGTACGATTATATCCGAAATCACGGAATGGCTCGTTCACGATTTTGCCTGGGATGTTGTTTTCTTTGAAAAACGTCTCAATTAATACAATCGTATCGTCCGTACTTCCAGTATCACAAATACAATAACAATCAATATGTTTAACCACTGACTTCAATAAACGCAGAATCACTCGACTCTCGTTTTTTACAATCATATTCAAACATAATTTAGGCATATTAGATTTTATTACATATTTTTATATTATTTATTATAATATATATGGCATTTACACGATTTCACGATGACCCCGCGCGCATTCAAGTCCAATCAAGTGATATTACATTCGGATTCAGGTATCAATTAAACACGCCTGGGCCTGGAATCAATCTGCCCTTTTTCGAAGACCCACAACTGCGATTACAGCATTGGGGTGCTAATTTACAAACGAATGCAGTTGAGTTAGAGTGCGATTTATTTGGCATGACTCGCAAATTAAAACGCGACCAACAAGAGTATACGACTGCCGCGGTTTATAGCGAGCCACAATCATATTCTACCGCTGACCCATTTGTGGAGGAATCGCGAGCAACACATCCTGCGTGGACATATCGAACCTCGCAGCATGCGCGTTGGGAAATGCCTTGGTTGAATCCACAGAATAATTTGGAGAAAGGATTCCAAGAAAACATTCAGACTCGCATTATTGAAAAAGACCAGTTTCAAAATAAACGATAATATATGGCCGAATTCGACGCAACGTTATCCGAAATGGCTAACGCCATATATGCACGATATTATCGCGTTCCAATGTGGCAAACATCCGTCTTTATTGCCGATTATATTGATAGCGTAGGTGACCAACTTCCTGATATTTTACAAAGATTACACGCACCGAACGACCCGCCAGAAAGGATATTGTCTACCGCATTTAGGGAGGAACAACGTAAATTACACCCACGTGACAAGACAAACGCAAAATGCATGGCAAACGTCATATTGCAATTTTTTGAAAAAACAGGAACTAATATAGGCGATTTTATGGCAATTCCATATGACCCCGAACACGCCGCTCGCAAACTCGCTGAAGAACAACAATTATATTTAGCAAAACTGGCGACTGATGCCGAAGACCGACGTGCTGCTGCCATAGAATTAACCCGCGTAAAAGCGATATTAAGAGAAGCAAACGCGGCAAGAACCGCAGCATATACTGGTCCTCGCAAAATAGTATTAGTTATAGATGCGCACGGGGCATTTATAGTAGATCGTAAGATTGAACCGCCCGAACACATGGTCGACCCTGACTATTATAAGCGTATTAAATTCGCGATTGAAAGTCCATTGACGACTTGTGCGTGGGGAAGTGTGGCAAAAACATACGAAATTGTTAAAGAACACTATGAGAACTATCCTGGCGATGAACCATTTGATTTTGTTCGAAATAAATTGCGGCCAATAACCGCAGCCAGCATGGAACATACTAAAAATAGCATAATCGAAGGGTCGGCTGATTATTATATATCATTAACGCCAAGAACCCGCGCATTACATAAATCATATATACTACATAATATTGCAACTGAACAAGCAAACTCATTAACTGCTGAAAATATTGTAGGTGAACGCAATTACTGGGCAAGTTATTCATTGGATTTAGATGAAAATCCAATCACCAAATTGTATACATTTGATTCAAATCATAAAGGTATATATGTGGCGGCTTCTTACGGCATGCCCGAGATGACAAACCCCAATATGCGCAGTCATAATTTAATAGACGGAATGTTACGGAACGCAGTCACCCGTAATAAAATTACGTTAACCCGAATTCTCCAAATTTTGTGTGTGGCTGGCATTGAAGTTGATATATTCGATTGCACGTGTAGCACATTACGCACTAATATGTCGGATGCGATATATGTTCCAACTGGTCCAATACAAATAAGACGCACATTATCAAACCCAGGTAAAGGCAAGACACGAAAGAAAAAGTCAAAGAAGTCCAAAAAGTCAAAGAAACCAAAGATAAAGACTAAATAAATAAATAATATAATATATAATGGAACTCGCAATACCTTTAGTCGCATTAGGTGGATTATATATTATATCAAAACAATCCAAAAATGAAACCTTTAAATCGTTGCCAAATACGGACATTCCTGATATTAATTACCCACGTCCAAGTGTTTTGCCTGAAACCGCATTAACATCAAAACTGTCCACCGTGAATACATACGAAGGCGGGTCGTATACTGACAAATTTTTCAATCCCGATGCGCCTAATAGCATGGTCGCGAATCAAATGCCAAGTTCGAGCGCCGAATATTATTCTTTAACTGGCAATAAAGTCGATAGTACCTATTTTCAACATAATAATATGCAACCCTATTTCGGCGGAAGCATACGTTCGCGACAATTCGACGCCAAACAATCCGAATCTATTATGGATAATTATACAGGCAGCGGGTCACAGACAATTACGAAAAAAGAACAAGCTCCACTATTCGCACCCGGTGAACATTACCAATGGGCGAATGGTGCGCCAAATATGACGGATTTCTATCAATCGCGCGTCAATGTCGGTATGAAAATGTCGAATGTCAAACCATTCGCAGAAGAAAGCGTGGCGCCTGGACTTGGTTTAGGTTATACTACCGAGGGCATGGGCGGATTCAATTCGGGCATGGCTATGCGAGAAACGTGGATGCCTCGAAACGTGGATGAATTGCGTATCGATAACAACCCGAAATCATCTGGCAATTCTTTATTTGGATTCGAAGGTCCTGCTATGAGTCGGGTTTCAACCCTCGGCGCAATCGGCCGAATGGAGAAAAATCGACCAGATACTGCAGTCGAGATGGGGTCAGATAGACTGTTTACTACAACGGGTTTAGAAAAAGGGCAAACTATGCGCGCTTTGCCAATCGACCGCTACGTAAGTCGTCCTGAAACCACCACGGATTATATAGGAACTGCTGGATTATCGAATTCTACATATACCGAAGGTGAATTTATGCCATCGACTCATATCGATTTAGGCGCCGTGCCAATTTCGACGCCATACGCAGGCGGCAAACATTTTGCGGCCGAATCGGATTACGGCATTAAAACCAATTTCGTATATCCCAATAATCGTTCATCAAATACGCAGTCACAATATTTCGGCGGTGCATCGCATACATTAAGTTCAATTATCGCACCTGTATTGGATTTATTACGACCATCTCGCCGAGAAAATACAATTGGCAATTTACGTCCATATCAAAACGCCAAACCCGCGGTTGCCTCATCCTATGTTTATAATCCCAATGACCGACCTGCTCCCACAATTCGCGAAACCACCGAAACTGGTAAATCGTATTCAAATATAAATACAAATCAACGTGGCGGTGCATATGAAATCACCCAACAACAGCCTATGGTCAATGCACGAAGCACAACCACGGATTATTTATACGTAGGTAATGCAAGCGCTGGCGAAAGAAGTCGCGAACAACGGTCATACGAAGCCGAATATAATCAACGCAATAATGATGTTAAATCATCTACTATTCAGGGATATATGACCAAGGGAAATATGAGTCTGCATAATTCGAATATTAATATGACAGGAAAAGCCAAAGACTTTCAAAATACACGGACATTGAAACCAAATATGCCATATGCATCGCCGTCTTTATCGGGAATGGGGCGATTACAAGGCAAAGACGGATTACATCAAACTATTAATATGGACCGCAATACGCCCGATATTTTGGATGCATTTCGGCAAAATCCATATACGCATTCTTTAACAAATACTGCATAAAATTATATCTCAATACATTTGACATATAATTAACGTTTACGAGACCGTTTTTTTCCACGGGCAGCATCTTCTGCTGCAATTAATTTAGATATCGGAGACAATGATTGCCGCCCAAGTGGAGCAATATATGGATTTTTAGGTAATGGCATACGCAATGATGCCATAGTTGGCAACTTATGCTTCGACTTGCGTCGTGGCTTATCGTCTTGACTCGAATCCTCATGCACCTTTCTTGTTCGTCTTAATTTAAATAATGGAGGTGACTTTGAATGAACGGATACACTTGACTTCAATGGCGCCCATTCGTTGACATTTGCCCATTCGATCGGATGCGAATTCAATGGATCAGTCGACAATGGATCAGTCGACCAGTCACTGGCTGCCGACCAGTCACTTGATTTTGAACTCGCGTTTGACCATTTACTTGACGCCGACGACTTACTATAATCACTCGGAGCATAACCCGACTCTGGACTCGATTGTCCCAATTCACTAAATGGCGAACTGTATACAGGAGGCTGGTCACTTGACACCGATGACTTATTATAACCTGACTCTGGACTCGATTGTCCCAATTCACTAAATGGCGAACTGTATGCAGGAGGAGGGTCACTTGACGCCGACGATTTAGCAGAACCTGGCGATGAACTTGCGTAATACCCCAACTGCGAATCGGATTGCGTCATTATGTACGGGTCCGCAATGTCAGATTCACTTAATGGACTGAATTTCCGACTATATTTTCGTGGCTTTTTTGATGCTTTACTTGACTTGCTTGATGCATTACTTGACTTGCTTGACGCTTTACTTGACTTGCTTGACGCTTTACTTGACTTGCTTGATAATGAACTAAATTCCCATCCAACTGGGTCAATCGCATATTGCGTATCTACCTTTTTAACACGCGCAATTGGCGCGCTTTTTGCACGTCGCGTTGGCGCACTCACTATTCCTCTACGTGTATGACTACGTCTGCCATTTATACCAAGTTTACGTCCAGGTTTACTATATTTATTCAGCGTATGTCGCATCTTTATTGGCACGAATTTCGATCGTCGCGTATATGCTTTTGGCAATCGTTCAAGTATTTCGGGATTATTTAATACTTGATGATACAAACTTGGCATCAACCGAGCGTCATCCATATCCGCGCCCGTTCTATTGCGATTCAGATTTAATGCATATACGCGCAATCTACTATCCGTCAATACGGGTCTATATTCAACCACCTGCGCAAAATCCATATTCTCCAAGAAATATGTAAGTTGAATCGGCGGTTTACTTGTTATCGCGGATAGTCCACGTCTTAAACAATCTCGGTAATATCTATATTTCAGACTTGCTCCGTGATATGCAGTTACGAGTGCATCAGCATATTCAATTCGTATGTCAGGTAATTCTGCGTCTTGATTTAGTACATCCATTGTATAATCGTGTAATCCATGCGGCGGAATATCAGTCTCTTCCTCATCCGTATTATTTTCAATTGTAAATCCACCTGGATTTATTACTACCGATTCGACATAATCAAACACTAATCCTAACCCCGACCCCGTCGTATGTAATGAGCCTAAAAGCGCTTTGTATAATTCATGCCATACAAATATTTTAGGCGCGTCTGGTGAACGATTTACATTTGCAATTGCATTTGCAACGTCTGTTATACGCAATCCTGCTACGTATAACGGATAAAATATCATTAATACTAACCACATTGTAATTACATTGGATGCAATGCGAAATGTGGCGGAAGGATCTATTCTTATGCCATTATATTCGCCTTTTGGGGATGGTATCAATCCTGCCAATCCATTTATTGTAGACCCGCACGCTTTTGCAAAATTGCTTACACCTTCCACTGAACTACTTCCTGCGAAAATTACGTTTTCACACGCCTTGTATATTTTTTTGTATAATGACCCATATTCTGAATTTAATAAAATCGCATGCCAACCAGATGCAGTATATTCACTGCCCAATATCGAAATACGCATGCGCTTTAATCCGTCAATATGATGAGATTGCATTCGTCTTACGTCATTTTCTAATTTGGCACTGGTTGAATTAAATCTCGGCGTAGGCACGGGGCGATTTGATCGGTTTAATAACATTTGCTCGTGTCTTGTTAATGTTTTTGGCTTTGATGGCGTTGGCTTTGATGGAGTCGGTTCAGGAGTTGGATTTGGAGTTGGCTTTGATGGAGTTGGCTTTGGAGTTGTCTTTGGTGGTTCAGGAGTTGGTGCTTCTGTCTTTGGTGCTTCTGTTTTTGGTGTTTCTGTCTTTGGTGCTTCTGTCTTTGGTGCTTCTGTCTTTGGCGCTTCTGTCTTTGGTGCTTCTGTCTTTGAACTAAACATATTTAAAATTGACGACGCGGCTGGCATTACAGTTGGCGTAGCATTAACAGGCGGTTCATTTGAACTAAACATATTTAAAATTGACGACGTGGTTGTCGCTGCACTTGTCGCTGCACTTTTCGCCTTTGCCTTATTCAACAACATTTGTTCTTGTTTTGATAATGCACGCTTTGGTACTTCTGTTACATTAGCTGGCGCCGCTGGTAACGGGGCATACGTCGGTCGCATCCCCTGCGGTCGTCTTATATTGTTTGGCATATAAGTTGGCTGCATTCCTTGCGGTCGTCTTATATTGTTTGGCATATAAGTTGGCTGCATTCCTTGTGGTCGTCCCTTCCAAGTCGGGGGTTGGGTTTGTTGCAATTCAGACGGCGGACCGACAATTAGTCGCCCCTTCCAAGTCGGAGATTGAGTTTGTTGCATTTCAGGCGGCGGTCCAATTGGAGCGAGCGTTGGCGAAAACGCGCTTCGTCTGGTTGCCCACGTTATATTCGACATTGGACGAACATAGTGAGGCGGAGGGCGCATTTCAAATGGCTTCGGTGCACAATCAGGCACTTTATTCTCGTTAATTGCGGTCAATCTACAATCAATTTCATCATCATCTAAATACCGAAATCTCACCTCCATTGTGCTAAATATGGATATAAGTGCAACTATAATCATAAACATAAAAAACGTCCGTTTCACACCCTTACCTTGCGCTGGGTTTTCTGACATATAATATATATATATATATTATAATCAACTATTTTTTCGGGTTAAACTTATCTTTCCAACTCGGTCGTGGTGGAAAATTATAAGCAGATGAACTTGACGAACTTGCCGCGGCAAATGACACTGGCGGATATTTTGCATATCCCTGCGTTTGGTCAGTCGCTAAAGAATGAAGTTCCTCACTACTTGATAACATTCGTATAACCACTACTGCCGCGTTATTGGTTTCCGCTTCCGCGGTTTCCATTTCGGTCAGGATTTGCGCCAATGATTGAGACGCATCTTCATCAATTCCATATCCCGATTGCGTCTGGTCTACCTCTTCAAGTATGATTTCACCGTCTACCGTATCCAGCGCTGTGCCATCAACCACTTCGTCGGGGTCATGTTTCAATAACGAAGACACACACACCGTCGCGCGTGTACACCGCGCAATTAATCCACTCATCATATTACATCCATATCGAAGATTTTCAACTATATTATGAGACGTAGTCCCACTTGACGCATTTAAAATTAAATCGCTTGCCATATCAAACATCGCCTGCACTCCATCAGCGTCGCCATA